ATATACAATTACAATTAGAATTTCCCGAAGATCATTAGGATAATTGATAAATTTTTATTATATTATATATAATAAAAAATAATAATTATATGAATAAAGATGTAAGATTAGGTTATGCTTGTGTTAACATGAGTTTAACTAATAGACCTAAAAAGTTAGGAGGTAGAGTCACTACTTCTAGAACTGCCCGAAAAGCAACCTGGTATCCAGACCGTAATTATGAATTGATAGGACAGCGTGCATTACTTAATGCAACTGATTTATTACATTATCTTAAATGGAATGAAGAACATAACATTAAATTGTTTCGTATAGGTTCTGAATTATTTCCATGGCATGATCATTATGAGTTAAATCAATTACCTCAGATACAAGAAATAACTGATAGATTATTTGAGGCGGGTGAATTTGCTCGAGAACATGATATGAGGTTAACAACTCATCCAGGACCATTCCATGTATTAGGCTCTCCTAGACAAGAAGTAGCCGAACGTTCTATAATAGGATTAGAACGACATTCAGAAATGTTTGATTTAATGGGATATGCTCCATCATTTGAAAATAAAATTAATATACATATAGGAGGTGCATATGGAGGCGACTTTGAAGGTACTTCTAAACGATGGATAAAAAATTGGCATAGGTTATCAGATAATCTTAAAGCTAGGCTAGTATTAGAAAATGATGATAAGGCTAGTATGTGGTCAGTTAAAATGTTATATAATTATATTCATAAAGAAGTCGGAGTACCTATTACATTTGACTACCATCATCATACTTTCCATCCAGATGAATTGACAGAGGAAGAAGCTCTCAGGTTAGCAGCCACAACATGGCCGGAAAATGTTAGGCAGTGTTGTCATTATTCGGAAAGTAAAGCAAGAGAATACAAAGATGATAAGATTAGAAAACAAGCTCATTCAGATTATATCGTTGATAAGATTAATACATATGGATTGGATTTGGACATTGTTATTGAAGCGAAAGCGAAAGAACAAGCCTTATTTGGATGGAGATCATTGTATAAACAAAAAAATAGACCAAAAATGGTCTCAAATGTCTAAAATATAATATATTAATTAATTAATAATAATAATAATATATATTTATAATAAATAATAATTTAATAATAATTATGCATAAGCATAGTCAAACCAACCAAAAATAAAAGAAATGTTATGAGTGATATTAAAAATCCACAACAAGTTAAGCGACAATTAGATGAAGCAGATAATATGGTACAAATTTTACAAGATGTAATCCGTAGAGGAATGAAGATTGAACCTGCAGAAGCACAACGTAGATTTACGGTAATACGTGAAAAACTTAAATTTGCAAATGATAATATAAGATAATGAAACGCCAACTCTTTCCATTATTAATAGCATTGTCTGCTCTTGCAGTTTCTGGTTCTGCTGCATTTTATTCGGTATTTGGACTAAGTAAATTATTTGCTGGTGCTAGTACTCAAGTAATAATAATGGCTGGTTCTCTGGAATTTGCTAAATTGGTAGTTGCATCTTTATTATACCAATATTGGGATACTATAAACAAATTCTTAAGGGCATACCTAGCAATTGCTTGTATCATTTTAATGTTAATTACATCTGGTGGTATATATGGATTCCTATCCGGTGCATATCAATCGACTGCTACTGAATCTGAATTATTAGATAAGTCCTTAATGATACTCAATCAAAAGCAAGTTCGTTTTGAAGAACAGAAAGATGATCTCAAACTAGAGAAAACGGGATTAACTAAATCTATATCAGAGTTAAGAATTGCATTATCAAATCCAACTCAAATACAATACATAGATAAAGAATCGGGAACATTGATTACAACTTCATCTTCTTCAGCAAGAAGAGCACTTCAGAATGAATTGTCAATAGCTACTAGTAATAGAAATGATATCAATCTTAGTATAGAAGCAGTATTGGATTCTATTAATGTAACTGATATGGCGTTACTGAATAAAGAGATATCTAATGAAGCAGAAAGTGAATTAGGTCCATTAAAATATCTAGCTGAAACTACTGGTTATCCAATGAACCAAGTTGTTAACTGGTTCTTATTACTTATTATATTTGTATTTGATCCATTAGCTATAGCATTAGTTGTAGCATCTAATATGGCATTTGCTCAGCTAAAGAACTCAACAGAAAAAGTTAAGATGTCTGTACCAAAGGGTAAGGAGTTTAATAAACCTTATTCAATTGAAGAACAGGATATAGTAGTTGATGATATAGAAGATATTTCAGAAGGAAAGAAATTGCAAAACGGATTGGATGCATGGATTGATGTATTAGAAGAAGAGGATGCATCTGAAAAACGTATGGGTATAATCGGACAAAATGGTAATGATGGGTTACATTATGAACAAGAAGATATATATCAAGAAAATAGAGAAACATCTCTAGAACGACAAGATAGGTTAGCAGATGAATATAATCGTAAAAAGAATTGGGGTAAAAAAGGTTAATAATTAAAATAATAAAAATGGCAAAGAAACGTACAACACATGATTTTAAAACAAAAAAGCGTAATGGTATTACGTATATGATATGTAGGAATAGCATTGAAGATAAGAATTTCTGGGGATGGAAATACCTTGAAAAACATCCTAGGTGTAATGAATGGAATGAGACAGGTCCATCAACTACTGCAGTACTATGTCATAAATGTGTTAATAAAACAGTAGGTCCTCCAGATATTAGAGGTGGATATAAATCAACTGGTAAGATTAGGGGTTGGCAATTTATGAAAGTATTTGTAGATAAAATTGGAAATGTATTTCATAAAGGAAAGGAGCAGCCTAAATTAAAAGGTACATTGCAAACAACAGAAGCTAAACCTGAAAAGAAGAAGTTATCTAAATTAGAAAAAAGTGTATTACGTGAAAAAATTTTACAACAGATGGCATTAGTAAGAGGTAATCTAAAAATAGCAACATTTAAAAAAGATGTACGTGCTGGTAATGTTAATATGAGGCGGTTAGAACGAAAGTTAAATAAACTGTAGAAAATTTGGTAATACGAGATAAATTTATTATATTATACTTAATATGAGTATATACGAAGAAAGATCCGAAACAAAGAAGCAAGAACTTCAATCCGATGAATATGAAATTAATCCATATATAGATTTAACAGATGTATTAAATTCATATGTTGATTTTTATGATTCAGTAATTTATTTTAATGATGATATTGGAGAAAGAACTATAGTAGATTTAATGATACGATTTAGATCATTATTAAAATATAGAGATTCAGAAGATTATACAAGTAACCTTGATGAACCAATCAATCTTGTATTAAATAGCCCAGGTGGAGAAATTCATGAAATGATGGGATTAATTGATTATATCAATTCATTGAGCCAACCAATTAATATTATTGTAAGAGGTAAAGCTTTTTCGGCAGCAGCCGTTGTATTAGCTAGTGCAAGTGGCCAACGAATGGCAAGTGCAAATTCAACTATTATGTTCCATCAACCTAGATCAATGATGGAAGGTAAACTAACTGATGTTGCTGCAACTTTAGAATATGTACATAAAATAGAACAATCTGTTTATAATCTTTTAGCTAATAAATCAAATAGAGATGCTATATGGTGGAAAGATAATATGAGATCTGATTTATATTTAACTGCGGAAGAGGCAAAAGAAATTGGCGTAATTGATATTGTAATATAATGACAAAAATTGATATAATAAAAAATCCTAGGAAGTTAACAGGTAACCAAGCTAAATGGGTTAAACGATATACAGAGAAATCTGGAGATGATGACATGTTCCTAGACCCACCAGATGATTACCATGAAGTAGCTGAGTGGGATAATGGTTGGGTAGATTATACTGCAGAAGATGGAGTCTTTTGGGTTTGGTCAATATATACAAATAAACCAGATCTAAATCTAGGCATGGTAGAAGCATTTGAGATTACAGTAGAGTTAGCAAAAAAGCGTAATTGTAATACAATTGAATGGGATACTAGTAGACCAAAAAGAGCTTGGGATCGGCTTACAAAAAATATAGGAACAATAGAAGTCGTAACACGACAATTAAGAATTAATATATAAAATATGAAAATACCAGCAGAAATGATTGTAGACAATTGGAATGAGTTACTAAGAGTTATTGATGATAACTTTGAAGGTGAAAGAAAAGATAAATTAAAAGCAATGTATACAGACCTAGAAGATAGAATGTGTTTGCAACCTGCTTCAAGTATTGACCATTATCATAATGCATTTGAAGGCGGATATGTCGACCATGTATTGCGGGTTATCAAATGTGCTAAACAAGTATATATGTTATGGAAATCAATGGGATCTGATTGTGATGGATATACAATGGAAGAATTGATCTTTGTTGCATTAAATCATGATATTGGTAAAATGGGATTTCCTGGAGAAGGAAATGAAACATATATCCCAAATGATTCAGAATGGCATAGAAAGAATATGGGTAAGGTATATAAAGTTAATCCTAACAATCAATTTACATTAGTAAATGATTTATCAATTTGGTTATTACAACATTATGGTATATCAATAACTTGGAATGAAATGTTAGGTATTAAATTAACAGATGGGTTATATGATGAAAATAATAAACCTTACTTCATGTCTAGATCAGCCGATTCAAAATTAAAAACTAATCTAGGATATGTAATGCATCAAGCCGATTGTATGGCAGCAAGAATTGAATATGAAATGTGGGCAAAGAAAAGTTCAAATACTAAACCATCTACATCGATTAATACATCATATGGTAAAAAAGCAAGAGCTCAAAAATTAGGAACAATAGCAGGAAATAGTCAAGCAACTGCGACATTAAAAATGTTTGATGATTTATTTGGAGATAAAAAATGATAACAACAATTATTATAGTATCAGTATTATTAGTAATATCAATATTTGTTAATGTAAATCAATTACGTAAACAAGAAGAACATCAAGATTATGTTACTGAGTTAGAAGAGTCTAATTTAAAATATTATGACTTCTTCGCAATGTTAAAAACAAAAGTATCAGAAGCACATTCGGATATAAAAAATGTAGATAGATTAGGAGCCTTTGAATCTTCTGACGAAATAGGACAAGCATTTAGGACTATCAAAGAAGTGATAGAAGATTTAAATAAAGGAATGCAATGATTAAAGAAAAATTATGTCCAGTAGATGAATTTTATATTTGGTTAGAAGAAGATATAGAACGTGTAGCAGCAGAAGCATTATTACCTAGAAAAGTTAAGCGTGGTAGAAAGCCGACTAAAAAAATATATTTTGATTATCGAAATGAAGCAGCAATTGTTGCATTTAATAAAGAAACAATCCAGTCTAAGCGGGATAAAATTTATAGAGAGCATATCAATGCCGCATTTAATAAACTTGTAGAAAATATTATACATACATTTAAATTTTATTATTTTGATGTACCATATGTAGATGTTAAAGCAGAAGTAGTTGCATTCTTAAATGAGAAGATACATAAATTTACAGAAGGTAAAGGTAAAGCTTTTTCTTATTTTAGTATAATAGCTAAAAACTATTTAATTATAGCTAATAATGCAAATTATGCAAAAATGAAACAAAAGGCAGAAGTATCTGCAATTGATGATATGCGTGATCTAAATGGAGAACAACAGTATACCGATTATCAAGAAACGTTAAGAGACTTTACTGATCAATTTGTTATATATTATGATGATCATCTAAGCACTTTATTTACAAATAAACGAGATATTATAGTAGCAGATTCATTATTAGAACTATTCCGTATTAGAGAAAATATAGAAAATTTTAATAAAAAATCAATATATATTCTTATAAGAGAACGTACTGGATTAAAAACTCAAAATATTACAAAAGTTGTTAATCGACTAAAAAAGGATTTTGCATTAATGTTTAAGGAATACCAAAGAACAGGTCATTTCTTAGTACCAAAATCATAAGTACTGATATTTATATAAAAGGAGTAAACCTATGCATGAAGAATTTGAATTATTTAAGGGAACATCATTTTCCGATTTAATGAAGGATATCTATCAAAATTCTAAAAAGAAAGATAGACAAATAAATACGCTAATACAAGAACTACAACCATTAATTAAGAATATGGGAGATGCAACTGTAATTGTACCATTAATAAAAGAATATCTAGATATATCAGTTAAGAATGATGACCATTTAGTTAAACTTGCCGCGGTTGTACAAAGGCTAGTCTCAGTATCTACAAAAACATCTGATGATGGTGGTTCATATGGAATGACTGATGATGAGAAGCGTAGATTATTAGAAACTGCACAACAAGAATTAGATGCAATACATGATTTACAGGATAATATAGATCTAGGGAGTAAATAATGAGTAAAATTTTAGAAGTAATTGATACTACTAATGCATATATATCTAAACCAAAAGATGAAGAAGGAGAGCGATTACCATTAGGATCAGTTAAGGTTCGGTCAGCTGGTGGTGGTGGGAAAAAGAATATAAAGGATGAATGGGCAATTCCATTAGGTCCTATTAAACGCATACCATTAATTGGAGAACATGTATTTACCTTTCAAGGACCATCATGGTCATCTGATCCAGGTAATAATCCACAAAGACCATATTATTTAACATCTTGTAATGTACAAGATAATTTAAATTTAGGAATTTTACCACAAACATTTTTACGTGGTAAAGATACTCCAACAGGACAGTTAGCAGATTTTTTAAATTCATTAGGAAATCCACAAAAGGAAACCGCATTAGATCCGTTCATGGGTCAGACATTCCAAGAAAAGGAAACAGTTAAACCAGTACAGCCTTATGAAGGTGATACGATACTTGAAGGTCGATGGGGCCAAACAATTAGAATGTCATCAACTGTAGAAGATAGCCCACATCCTGAAGCAACCGAAGGTAAAGATGCATATGAAATCAAAGCTTGTGCAGATTGGGAAGGTGGAGTATTTGGGGCAGGATCACCAATTACATTTATTACAAATGGTCATGCACCTAAAGGAGGTCCTGCACAATATACCAAAGAAAGTTTTGAAAAGGACAAATCTGTTATATGCATGACATCAGGACAAAAATTAAAAACATTTGAAACAGCTCAACCAAATTTAGGCACAGGTGTCCCTAGATCAAATAAATCAGATAGTAGCCAAGTCGTTATATCATCAGATAGATTAGTATTTAATGCAAAAAAAGAATACTTGATATTAGCAGCAAAAAGGTCAGTACAAATTGCAACACCTGATTGGGCAGCTGATATGAACGAGGTGTTATCTATTATGGACGAATTCTTAAAAGTTATGCAACAAATTACGAGTGGCGCATCTGCATATCCAACTGCACCAGGATTAGGAAATGGTCCAACATTAGCAAACCCAGCAACAGGTGATATTTCAGCATTAGTATCACGTATGTCTGCATTAAAACAATAAAAGAATAAATATGCCATTAATATTACCAAACTTAGAAACAGATATAAAAAAAGCATTTAAGGCAGCAAGTGTTGCAAATGGATCAAAAGCAGAAGCAATCCTTGCTAAGCAATTAGCTAGAGCAATAGACAAGCATATTAAATCTGGTGTAGTAAATACAATAGTTGCAACAGCCACCGGTGGACCAGGTACAGGCGTAGGAGTAATCTCGTAAAAAACCTACGACATTTAGTCTTTCGTATATTTATATTAAATAAGAATAGATAGGAGTACACTATGAACACAAAAGTTTTTGTAAAGATTTTACGCAAGGTAGTCCGCGAAGAAGTACAGACTGCAGTAAAACAAATTTTAGGTGAACAAACCAGTTCACACAAATCGGTTATTGACCAAGGAATATCATTACATAATATGGTAGAACAACAAGAAGTTCCTTATAAGAAAAAGGCTTATAAAAAAACAAAATTTTCAAAAAATACCATGTTAAATGATATTTTAAATGAAACAGCAATGTCAGGTAATTTTAATGATATGCAATCAGGTCCAATGGTAGGCCAAGAATCGTTAACATCAATGATGGATACATCACCAGGAATTAATACAATACCATCAACAGATGTACAAGGAAATTATATAGATAAAAATGCATTACCAGACCATGTAACATCAGCATTGACAAAAGATTATTCAGCTATAATGAAAGCAATAGATAAAAAGAAAGGTGTTAGGTAATGGCTCAACAAGAGTATAGATATCATCCATTAGACTTTGAACCAGATGTTGCAATAGGTGTACTATTACCATTTAATGGTAATGCCCCTGGCAGGGCTTTTAATCAAAATTACGCATCAGGTTCACATTCTGGTACAGCAATATTTGCTTCATCATATAGTACAGAGCAACAAGCTATTTCAAATTTAAAAAATTTATTGTTAACAAGAAAAGGTGAAAGATTTATGCAACCTGATTTTGGGACTCAAATAATAGATAGTTTATTTGAACAAAGCACTGATGATTTGGAAACAACATTACAAAATGGATTGAATGAAGATATAGCATTATGGTTGCCTTATATTTTAGTAGATGATATAATAGTTGCAAGATCAATTGATGAACATTTAATAAATATTTCATTACATTTTCGTATAACAGAACAAGGAGCAAATGTAGTAATTAAACTTCTTGTGGGCCCAGATGGTATTCAATTAAATACATCTATAATATAGAGGAACAATAAATGGCAGATTTAGTAAAAAAGGATGTAAAATATTTAAATAAAGACTTTGCACAATTTCGTCGAAATTTAATAAATTTTACAAAAACATATTTTCCAAATACATATAATGATTTTAATGAGTCATCACCTGGTATGATGTTTCTTGAAATGTCTGCATATGTAGGCGATGTATTATCATTCTATACAGATGCTCAAGCAAAAGAGTCATTACTATCAAAAGCAGAAGAAAGATATAATTTATACCAATTAGCAGCAATGAATGGGTATAAACCAAAAACATTTACACCTGCGTTGGTTAAGTTAGATACATATCAATTAGTTCCGGCAATTGGAGTTGGGACAAATGCAAGACCAGATATGAAATATGCATTAACATTAAAATCTAATGCAACAGTAAAAACAGAAGCAGGCCAAACATTCAGAACATTAGATTCAGTTGACTTCAAATTTACTAGTTCAGTTAATTCAACAGATGTAACGGTGTATGAATTAGATGATTCTGGTAATGTGACATATTATCTTTTGAAAAAACAGGTAGATGCAGTGTCAGGAGAAATTAAAGAAGTAACTTATCCATTTAGTGATCCCAAGATATATGATAAAATTGTATTATCAAAAGATGATGCAAATGTATTGGAGATTATAGATGTACGAGACGAAAATAATAAAAAATGGTATGAGGTAGATTATTTAGCACAAGATACTATAATGGACCCAATTAGAAATATCCCATTCAATGACCCAGGATTATCTCAACATGAAGGTACAGTTCCGTATATACTAAAATTACAAAAAACAACTAGACGATTTGTTACAAGGTTAAGAGAAGATAATAGAACAGAGATACAATTTGGAGCCGGCGTCAGTAGTAATGCAGATGAAGAAATTATACCAAATCCAAAAAATGTTGGATTAGGATTAAATTATTTAAAACGTGATGTAGCTTCTACTCTTGATCCAACAAACTTTTTATATACTAGTACATATGGGTTAGCACCTAGTGATACAGTATTAACAGTTAAGTATTCTATAGGTGGTGGTGTTCAAGATAATGTAGCAGCTAATACAATCACCGTAAAAGATTCAGTTGAATTTGAAGATATGATTGATTCAGTAGATGGAACAGTACTTACTCAGGCAAAAAATTCTGTACAATTTAATAACCCATCACCAGCTGGGGGAGGAAAGGCGGCAAATGATCTTGAGAGTATACGACAAGATGCAATGGCTAATTTTGCAGCACAAAATCGTAGTATCACAAAAGAAGATTATATTGTTAGATGTTATGCAATGCCTGCAAAATTTGGATCAATTTCTAAAGCTTATATTTTACAAGACAACCAAATTGATACATCGGATCCTAACAATCGTATACCAAATCCATTAGCATTAAATTTATATACACTAGGGTATGATTTTAATAAAAACTTTATAGCCCCAAATGAAGCTATTAAAGAAAATTTAAAAACATACTTATCTCAATTTAGAATGATGACAGATGCTGTAAATATTAAGACTGCATTTATTATTAATTTAGGAGTAGAATTTGAAATAATAGTAAGGCCAAATTACAATGCTAATGAAGTCATTTTAAGATGTATAGATTATCTTAAGACTCGATTTGATAATGATAAAATGCAAATAAATGAACCAATTATGTTATCTAATTTATTTTCAGAAATGGATAGGATAGAAGGAGTACAGTCAGTTACTGATATTGAAATAACAAATAAATATGATACTAAAGATGGATATTCAGGCCATGTATATGACATAGAGGCGGCAACAAAAAATAGAATTATATATCCATCATTAGATCCATGTATATTTGAAATAAAATATCCTAATAAAGATATCAAAGGAAGAACTGTAACATTTTAGAGGAATGACTTATGATTTATAACATATATACAAATCGAGATACAACATTACATGAAAAATATCCAACACAAAATACAGGTATTGATCAGATATTGACACTTGCAAAAATTACATCCGGTTCATTATTGAACGGGTTCTATCAATCAAATACATATAACACTCGTATATTACTTGATTTTGTAACAGAACTAACTGAGATATCAAATTCTATAGTCTCAGGAGAAATACCAGTTCCTGGAATATTAGAAGGAAGTAGTTCTTTTTTCTTAACACTAAATGCATCTGATGCAAGTAGTTTGCCAATATCATATTCATTAATGGCCTTTCCTGTATCTGAATCATGGGATAATGGTACAGGCCATTTTGATGATACCCCAATTGCAACAAATGGAGCATCTTGGAAGTATAAAAAAGGAAGTACAGAATGGGCATCAGGCTCTCAGATAACATCAGGAGGTGCAGGCGGTACAACTGAGGCCGGAGGCGGAACGTGGTATACAGAACACGAAGCAACCGCATCATTTAATTATGAATCACCTGATGTAAGAATGAATATAACTTCAATTGTTAAACATTGGTTTAAGAATACTATTCCTAATAATGGGTTGATTTTAAAACGCCCAACTATAGATGAACAAGATAGTAGTGTATATGGTGCACTAAATTTCTTTGGGGTAGATACCCATACAATATATATTCCAAAAATAGAAGTTGCCTGGGATGATAGTGTAATTAATACTGGGACATTAACTGAATTAATAGATGATAATATTACATTGTATTTTAAAAATTTAAAAGCTGAGTATAAAGAAAAGACTCGTACCAAGCTTAGAGTTGTTGGTAGAAAGACATATCCATCAAAAACATATTCAACAGCATCATTCTATAATGTAGTAGAATATTTACCAACTTCATCATATTATTCAATAAAGGATGCAAGCACAGAAGAGGTAATAGTTCCTTTTAATGATTCGTTTACTAAAATATCATGTGATACATCAGGTAATTATTTTAATGTGAGATTAAACGGATTATTACCAGAACGTACATATAGGTTTGTTATAAAAACTGTAAATGATGGTGGTGATAATACAAGATATCATGATAATGGATATTACTTTAAAGTAGTGAGATAATATGGCAAGAAAGGAACATTTGAAAAGACAGAACCTACGTAATGTACAAGGCGTCCCCCAATCACAGACGGATATAGCATTAGAATTACAAAAAGAATTCAATGGCCTCGATCGATTTGATGAAGATATCCCAAGAGCTAATAATGTAGTAGATATATCAGAACCAGATGATGAACAGATAAAGGATATTGAAGGTAAGGTAGATAGGAATCAATTTGGAACGATTGAGTTACCAGCCGGAACTCCTAGGTCAATGTTAGATATAAATTTAACCACAGAACGAGTTCAGTTGAGATCATTACGACGAGTAGTTGATTTAGAATTCGAACATTTTAAGCTTAAAGGATAATATATATGTCATTGAAACAATATAAAAATAAGGCAGATGTATTAACAGCTAAATCATCTATTGAAGGCCATAGATGGTCACCAGAAGACTATAGTTTACTGCTTACAGATAAAGGACGTGCATTTGAAGATCCTGCTGATCAAACAATTGATTATGCAGTTGAAATGCATGTTTATACACCTGATGGAGATTGGCTAGCAGCTGACCACAGACTTGAAACTGCTAAGATACCACCAATAGTAGCTCGCCATAGATTTTTACAATTAGATGTAAAGCAGGAGCTAGAAGAACTTGGAATTGAAAGAGGGTCTTATAAATTAGTATTTAACTTTATAAAAAACTTATTAGGTAATACTGAAAATAGATCTGTATTTATTAAAGAGATATCACCTAATAGGAAAGAGGTTTGGTTAACGTTGGCAGATTCATTATCAACAGAAATGACCCCTGATGATGATATCAAGGTAACACTAGGTAGACAATTTAATCAGTTTAAACGTTATACAAATAAAAGGTATAATAAAGGTTGTAGTAATATTGTTTTAAATTTAGGTAGTAACAACATATTTAAAGTTGTTAATGCTCGTATAGGTGGTATAACAGCAAATGAAGAATTAGGAGAAACAAAGTTAGGTAGTGGACAAAATATATACTTGAAGTTGTATGATGCATTACCTACTGATATAGTTGAAAAGCAAAGAGCTTGGATATCACAAGAAGATAAGCGTCCATATATTGAATCCATAAATGTATACCCAGAAGTAGTAGCACAAATATTTACTCCTATCCAAGGCCCTAATTTTGAAATCGATCATGATTATGCCATGAAGACAGAAACAGATTTTCAGTCATGGAATGAATTACTTGATACTACAACGTCTACAACTCAACAAATAGTTGATAGATATTTTAGTGGATCATTATCTGGAATTAATTTAAATGTAGATTATAGTAAATTTGATAATTTTGTAAAGTATAGTTCTGCAGAAGAACGTTTAAAGAATTTTAGGTATAAATTACAACTAGTTGAATACTATGATGAACAATTAGGTATACTATCAAATGCATTAGGATCTGATTCTGGATCTCTAAAAGGTAATGAATCAATTAACACTAAGCGTAAAAATGAAGTTATTGGCGGGTTTGATGCATTTGAAAGATGGGCATATAATGAACCCACTGCTAGTATTTTTACCCATGGTGTTACCGGATCTACATTATATGCACAACCATATGTATTAAGTCCATATCCTAAATATATTGAAGATGGTGATTATAAATTACATCATAGTACTTCTAGTTTAGGAACTACTTGGTTAAATGGATTTATTACATCTGGATCATTATATGATCTAGAAAATGAAGATTCATTAATTAATTCTATACCAGAAAATATTGCTCAAGATGGAGACAATGATCAGTATTTGTTATTTGTAAATATGATAGGACATCATTATGATATCTTGTTTTCATATATTAATGAATTAACTCAAATGCATAGGACAGAAGAGCATCCTAAACGAGGTGTTCCGGGCGAATTATTATATGATGTTGCAAAGTCAATGGGATGGAATTTAGCTAACGGGAACCAGGCTGAATCATTATGGCAATATAAATTAGGTAAAACAGTATCTGGTTCATATCAATCAACTGGTTCAATGTCAAGCAAGTCATCAGAAGATATATCTCATGAGATATGGAGAAGGATTGTTAACAACTTACCTTATATTCTAAAAACAAAAGGTACAAAAAGAAGTGTACATGCTTTAATGAATACATATGGTATTCCAAAAACATTGTTATCAATACGTGAATATGGTGGACCAAAGGCATCCGAACAAGTACCAGACTTTATAGAAGATAGATTTTCATATGCACTTCAGATTAACCCAGGAGCTCAGGTAAAAATCTCAAATGATCGAACTACAGGAATATCAAGTGTACATGGTACAACAGACGAAGTACCAACACAGACATACCAACTAAGATTTAAACCAGGAATGACCTCGAGTATGCTTTTAATGACAAATGCATATACAGCACCTGCTACTACAACTTTTGGAGCTACAAAATGGCAGATAGCATGACAAAATACAGCATCATATTCAAGGTCGTGTCATTGTGGTAGAGGACA